GCCGAGAAAAATAAAATTCTATTTTCCCATTATAATCCAAATCCATGTCTTCAGCTTTTTGTATAGAATTGTTCACTGCTTCCGAGGTGCAGTGTGGACCCAACAGACCAAGTTTTCCTCTGCTTCTAATGGATTGGTCTGTTGGTTTTATATATATTATAGTTTCTTTTGTCGTCATTTGTTCTCACCGTTAAAAAAAGCTCAACACCATGAAGGGATAACCTTATCATTGATATTTACATGGTGCGAGCAGAAAAAGAAAGCCCCAATTTATATACCGCCGGGACTATAGCGGTTCATCACATCTAACTAAGGAATTTATCTAGAGTACTATCAACCTTTGACTTATTATATTTAATTGTCTCGGAAGATGACATTTCGGAAGAGGAATCGGAGGAAAGATACTCATCCATTATGGCTTGAATCTCTTCAGAGCTAAGCCTTTTGAATTGAGCTTCAATGTCGGGGACTGACTCTATAAGTTCCTCACAAGATGCAATGGCATCATCGCATAAAACGGAGGGGCGACGGCGGGGTTTTAATTGTGTTTTTGGAAAAGATCCGGGAGTTCCGGGAACTGTGTAGTTCAAAACAAGATCTGTTCCAGTTTCAGGATCGGTAATATCACCATAATCGGCATCTAATACATATCCTAGTAAAGTTTCATAAGCCATTTTACCATAAGCCCAAATTTTAACTCCATCAGTCTCTTGACCTCGGATAATAATTGGTGAATAGTAACGCTTACGAGCAAAGAGCTTCTTTGCGGCGTTTTTAGATTGATCACTGTTATTATCAACTCCATCTCTCCATAATTGAGATGCGAAGTCGCAAATAGGACAATGTTCTCCATAATTTTTCTTAGGACAAAGAATGCCGGGATTCTTACCTACATTGTAGTGAAAGTGAAATTCTTTGAACGGATCCCCATCCGCTGTTGGAAGAATTCGAATTGTTTGGTCGCCTTCAGATGGACGCCATTTAGTTCCGCTGTTTTTACCAGCGTTCTTATTTTGAGAGTTATTAAGCTTTTGTCTCATTGCTTCAATATTAAGTGCCATGTTATTTTCTCCGTTATTTATGACGATGTTTTTTTGTCTTCACAGACTAAGGTGAGTAGAGTTTCAATCTTACTCCCATTTATAGTATAACATTTTTACTTGTTGTTGTCAAGAAAAAAAAGAAAGTTTTTTCATTCGGAAACTTTCAAAAACCGACTATTTCTCGTAGGGGCAATTAGAAACTAAAAGTAGTGTTTCGTTCGGTAACTTTACCTTGAACAGTTTTCCAATTAAACTGTCGGAATTGCTTCTTATCAGTGTCAAATACAACTTCATTACCAGTTTTTTGTTGCATTTCATTAATGGTTTGAGAATTAACCATTGAAGAGGGAAGATCACTTTGACGAATAAAGCTCATAGTGCGCTTATCGCCGTTCAACTTAGTGAAAGTTCCAGTATAGATAGTTACGTTTTTGCTCATGTTTCCTCCGTTTTGATGTTTATGAGTAAGTTTTTTTGACTTTTTCAAAGGGATATAGTCAGTAACCGCAGTGTGATTTTTTGGGAGTTTCACTTCTCAATTAGTGTATATATATTATATCATATTATGATTGATTTGTCAAGTATTTTTTTTATTTTTTTTCTACTTCGCATTGACATTCACAATTTGGATCACAAGAACACTCACATTCAGAAGTGTCTTTTTCCAACTCAGAACATCCGAGCATTGTGCATAAAAAGATAAGAATCATTTTTTTTCCTTTGTTACTTTATTAATATAACATGTTGTGAAAGTTTGTCAAGTATTTTTTTTATTTTTTTAGATGGATTCAACAAGTACTGTTGTTTTGTGTATTTTCAATCCATCGCCATTAATTCCACTTGGTGGTTTAATAGTAAAATCTATTGTTCTGTCATTGTGCTTATAGACAATCCTAATGTGATCATCTAAGTCTTGCAAAGTAACCTCTGACGTTGTCAGAGCAAATCCACTTCTGGTGTTGCAATTTAGAGTAATAAGTTTATCTGTCGTTAGAAGATACTTATCTCTGGCTTCAATGAGTAAATCGGTATCATTATTTTCAAAATGCTGCAATAAT